AAGTTAAACTTTGCAGGTGGTAGTGTTCAGCAGGGTGCAGCAGATTTTGAGTGGTTAACACAAAAGGCAAATGAGTTAGGATTAGATTTACAGGTTGCTGCGAATGCTTTTGGATCATTTGAATCAGCAGCTAGGGGTACTTCTATTCAGGGGCAAGCAGTAAAAGATATTTTTGAAGGTGTTGGTATGGCTTCAACTGTTATGCATTTATCAGCAGAACAGTCAGAAGGTGCATTTAGGGCATTAGAACAAATGATGTCCAAAGGAAAAGTACAAGCAGAAGAATTGCGTGGGCAGTTAGGTGAGAGGATTCCGGGTGCTTTTCAGATTGCTGCTAGGGCAATGAAAATGTCAACAGCAGAACTTAATAAATTTATGGCTGATGGCAAGTTAATGGCAGAAGATTTCTTACCTAAATTTGCTGAACAATTAAAAATAGAGTTTGCAGGTGGTGTACAAAAAGCAGGTCAAAGTTTATCTGCTAGTATGAACAGAATGAATACTGCTGTGTTTCAGTTAAAAGCCACAATAGGTGAAATGTTTTTACCTGTTATTCAGGGTGTTTTAAGTGTAATGATAAATTTAGCTGATGTTATTGAAAGGCACAAAGTATTATTTACTTTTTTAATAACTGCTTTTGGTACATTGATAGGATTAATAACTGCTTACAAATCTGCTTTATTAATAGCAGAAGCAGCACAATGGGCATTGAATACAGCAACTGCATTTTTTGAAGGATTGACAGGTGTAGGTGTGTTAATGATTGCAGCAGCAGGTGCAGCAGCATTGGCAGTAGGATTGTGGAGGGCAAAAGAGGCACAGGATGGTTTAAATGCTTCTATGAGTGGTGGTATTTCAAGTGCAGTTAATCCAATGGGACAACCTGCAACAGCTACACCTAGTACAACAAAATCAACAAAGAAAACAGGTACATCATTATCAGCAGTAGAAACTAGACAACCACAAAACTTTTATATTGATATTGGTAATTTGATTGAACAATTAAGTGTAAATACAACCAACTTGCGTGAGAGTGCTACTGCAATAAAATCAGAAATAACAAAAGCAATGATTGGTGCAGTAAATGATTTTCAACTAATGGCAGTAAGTTAATATGGCAATAAATTTCACTATGGCAAATACTAAATTAAGCAAAAAGGTACAAGAAATAATAGGTAATGGTTCTGATTTACCTGCTATGCCAAAAATAGGTGCTGAAGGTACACCATTAGCTACAAACTTGAATATAGATATTAATATTTTGATTGAAGAACTAAATATAAATACAACTAATTTGCGTGAAAGTGCTACTGCAATAAAAGCAGAAGTAACAAAAGCAATGATTGGTGCAGTAAATGATTTTCAACTAATGGCAGTAAAATAATGGCTATAAATTTCACTATTCCAAATACTAAATTAAGCAAAAAAGCACAAGAAATAATAGGTAAGGGTTTTGGTTTACCTATTGCTACTTCTTTGATTCCTAGCATACCTAATTATTCAGTAGGTGATTTGCCTGACGGATATACAAAATTTGGCACACCTTATTATGGATCATTGTTTATAGAAAAACCAAGTTACGGTGTTCCGGAATACAATGAACAAACTAAAACATATTCTACAGCAGCAGTTTCATTGGCTGATAATTATAGTATAGGTGATATTACAGGATGTTTAATAGAACATTGTATTGTAGATATAAATGAACCTAATAATGTGGTAACTACATCCATTGCAGGTCAAAACGGAACAATAAAAGAATATATTAATAAGGGTGATACTAGCATAACCATTCGTGGTTTTTTTGAAGGAAGTATAGACAAATATCCTACAATTGATACTAGGTTATTGCGTTCATATTGCATTGCACCTGTATCTTTAAAAATTACAAATACTTTTTTAAATGAAATTTGTGGTGTTACTAAACTAGTTGTAGTTAGTAGCAATTTTGCACAGCAACAGGGAATGAGAAACATACAGTATTTTCAAATAGATGCTATAAGTGATACTGATTACACTATTGAAGAATTAAGCAAATAATGTTAAGGTTAAGACAAGAAATTTTAATTACACAAGTTCCAACAACAGCAGAACCTAATAGAAGTAAGGTTTTGTATTTTCCTGCTGTGAATAAAGTAACTATTAGTGAAAGTTTTGATGACCAAACTACTACAGCAGAATTAATTTTGCCTAGAAACTTAAAGTTTGAAGATGCAAATATTTATGAAGGTAGTAATCCATTGATAAGAAGGGGTGATAAGATTAAGATTAGTGCCGGATATTATCCTAATTTAAATGTGATTTTTGAAGGTTACATTTCTAGGGTGAATAATAATGTACCAATGGAATTGAAGGCAGAAGATAAGATGTATATTCTGAAGCAGACCATAGTACAAAATATCACAAAGAATAGTTTAAAGTTGCCTGATTTGATTAAGACATTAATGAGTTATGTAACTACTGAAAAAATTGAATACGAAGCACTAGATGCAACAATAGGTTCTATTAGAATAAACGAAGCTAGTATAGGACTAGTATTAAAAAAATTGCGTGATGATTTTGGTATTTATTCTTTTTTTAAGAATGGTAAGTTATACTGTGGATTGGCTTACTATCCTAATTTAAGAACAGAGAATACTATTTTATTTGAAAAAGGTATAATTGAAAATGATTTAGAATATTTAAAAAAAGAAGATGTTAAAGTAAAAGTAAAGGGTATTTTGATTAAAACTGACAATACTAAAGAAGAAATTAGTGTAGGTTCTGAAGATGGTGATTTAAGAACAGTTTTTCAGTATGGTGGTACAATTGCTGATTTGAAAAGAACTATTCAAACATTTTTAGAACAGGCAAATTATACAGGATATTATGGTTCATTTACTACATTTCTAGAACCAAAGTTTTCACATGGTGATTATGTAATTTTAAATTCTTACAAATATCCTGAAAGAAAAGGTACATATTTAGTAAAGTCAGTAAATACAACTTTTGGTGTTGATGGTGGTAGACAAGAAATTGAATTAGAAAGAAGAATACAATGAGTGGACAAAATAGGGGTTTAACAGAAGCAATAAGAACGCTATCCGGTATGGATCAGCTATCTTATGAAAGTATGATTTGTAAGGTAACTGACATTGATACTATTAAATTCATTTGCACTTGTTCACCGATTGATGGTAGTGCTGATTACATAGAAGTTCCGTACAATGTAGGTGCTGTAAAAGGATTTGTTTTAGAACCAAAAGATGGCAGCTATGTTGCACTAACTACTACTTCAGAAACTACAGGTTTTGTTTCGATGGTAAGTGAAGTGAATCAAATTTATCTCAATGGTGATAATGAAGGTGGGTTAGTAAAAGTTCAAGATTTGGTTGATAGGTTAAATGATATAAAAAATGTAGTGAATGATTTGATAACTAAATTCAATTCTCACACACATATTTTAACTTTAACAGTAGGAACAGGAACAGCAGCACCAACTGTTTCACCTGAAACAAATACAGTTCCAAATACAACAGTTTCTCAATTAGAAAACACAAAAATAAAACATGGCAGCTAGTGATATTTTAGAATTAGATAGTGATTTACTTTTTACTGATGGTGATTTTACAGTAGGTTATTCAGATGACCAACATCAAGTGGATTTGATTCAGTCAACGAAAGGAAGTTGGAAGCAGTACCCATTGTGTGGTGTTGGAATAATAAACTATTTAAATGCTTCCGGTGCTACTATGCAGTTGAAAAAAGAAATAACTACACAACTAACTATTGATGGTTATACTGTGAATGAAATAGTGTTTGAAAGTAATGATGTAAATAAATTTACTGTCGATGCAATACGAAGTTAAGAACGGTGAAAATATTTTTGATGTTGCTGTAAATGTTTATGGATCTGTTTCTTATTGCGTTAAACTAGCAGAAGATAATAACATTGATTTGTTTACTGACATAACTAACTATTCACTTTATTACGATCCATTAATAAAGAATAAAGTAAATGTTGAGTTCAGAATAAATACTATTCCTGCACAGGTAGACAATTCATATTTCATCAAAGAAAGTCAAAGTATTTATGATTTGGCTTTAATGTTTGGTTATGGGATTGAAAATGTGGTAGATTTTGTGAAGCAATATAATTTTGATTCTCTAGATAACATTTTTATATCCGGAACTACTTTTAATGTAACAAAAGTGAATACAAAATTGTCGAATTATGTAACTTTGAATAATATTATTTTTGGTACAAATTTGACTGATTCACCAATAAAATTACTATGGGATGGTCAGTTTATTATTTGGGATGGTACTAGCAAAATAACTTGGGCATGAGTAACTTAAAAAAGATTTCAGATTTTAGTACAGAAGGTTTAGCCGGAACACAAAAGTTTTTGGTAGAACAGGCAGATGGTACTTATGCAAATGTATTGGGTAGTGATTTAAGTGGTGGTACTATACCTGATTTACAAGCAGTAACAAATGTTGGAAGCACATCAACAAATGGAATAAGTGTTATAAATGCAGGAGTATATTCAAGTTCACTTAATCAAGATTATGTTATTTCGCAAGATTTAGTAGCAAATAAATATTCTGTTTTAAATTACGATGGAAGTATTATTCTTGGCAATGGGGTTAGTGATTCTCTTTTAAAAAATACAAATGTAACAACTGGAAATGTAGTTACTCTTGAATTTCCAGATAAAGCAAGTGGTAGTTATACTATTGCAACAACTAATGATATAAATAGTGGAACGGTTACAAGTATAGGAACAAGTGGACTGATTAGTGGTGGTACTATTACAACAAGT